CGATCATGCTCAACATGATTGGAAAGGTGTAGTTGCTTTGCCTGACCATGATGTCACTAAAGCTTGGATTACTTCTGTAGATGAGGAATTATTTAAGATCAAGACAAAGACTGGTGTTGTTCATTATCAGTCTTATGGGGATAAGCCCTTTCATTATCCCAGTGATACCATAAATCAGATGATCTCTTCACTTGGAAGAATAGCCAAAAAAGATCTACCTGTCAGTTTACCCTCTGTCCTTATTAAAGGTAGGAAATTTCGGAGATTGGTGGTCAAACAGTTGAGAGGCCGTTTGCCCGCCAAATTTCGCTGTGACAGTTATTGTTTACCCGATAAATCTAGAATGGGTAAATGGAATGATTTATGGGACCTCCCCCTGGATGATTTACAGGGGCTGATCAAGAATATGGGTAAATCGGCCTCACGTAATAGGATGACCAAGCTTCTCACTCGTGTGTTGGGCATTGACACCGATTGGGATCAAGAACTGAAATCTTTTAAGATTTTTGTTAAGAGTGATGATAAGGTTGCTAAGCATAAGGGTCGAATTATACAATTTGTTCCTAGTATAGTTTGGCTCAAATATATTCTCAAGATAGACATGATTGTGTCTAGGATAAAGAAAAACAATTGGAGTTGGAGAGACCCCAAGACTGGTACCATGTTCATATGGGCGAGTGGTATGACTCAGCGTCGCTTGTCTGACACTGTCGCTCGTGGCAGTAAAGATAAAATCGTCTTCGTTTGTGGTGATGACAACACCGATCAGCATGGTGATGCTGATGCAAGCACCTATGATGCCACTCAGACCGGTCACTTCCTTGATTTGCAATGTTCATTGTTGCTAGAATTGGGATTTACATCCGAAGAGGTTGAGGAAATCAAGTCCATTCACACCGGAAGGAGGAAATGTGATGGATTTAAACTTATGCAGGGAGCCACTATCCTTCCTTCGGGGGCTCCTTGGACCTTATTCCTTAACACTTTAGGTTTGTTTATATTCCATTGTCAATTGGATAAGTTGCTGTATGAAGTCTCCAACAGCAACATAACTTTATCCTATGGAGAAGCGGTAACCTATGCAAGCCAGCTCTTGGGCTTGGATATGAAATTTAAGGCAGCGCCAAAAATTGAAGCTCTTGACTTCAATGGCTCTGAATTTCTTAAAGGCGTTTTCCTGCGTGGGAAAAATCGGTGGTATTGGGTTCCTTTGCCATCTAGGGTTATGAAGTGGGGCAGTAAAATTTATCAAGGTGACTCTGAAAGAAAGAGTTGTTTTGATAAAGGATCTGATCACTGTTTCACTGTTGCTCAGGGTCAAGCTGGGTTTGTTCTCGATCCACTTTCTATGATTTGGAGAGATGCTTGGCTCTCTAAAGGCGGAGTTCGTCAGAGAACCGCCTTTAAATGGCAGAACATAATACGTGGGTCCGACCCCCTCGATCTCGACCCGGAAGATCGAGAGAATTGGATCAATCTCTGGCGTCCCATTATGGCCGAGAGATATAACATCGAACATGAGGAGTATGATCTTATGCTCCAAACTATGCGGGAAAACGCAACAAAATTTGGTTCCTTTGAAGGTGCGGCGTGGTCACGCATTTGGCGTCGAGATTACCTCGGCGACGTCGACGGACAATAGCGAACAAGTATCCGGGGTAAAATAAGAAAACAAACGCATATACCAAAAACATTATAAAATATATAAACCAAAAACAATATAAAACACAAAAACAAAAACAAAAATGAGCCATTGCCAAAC